AGTAGGAATCAGAACTTACACTAAAATTAACGACTCTCCCTTTTGTTTTAGGAGCTCTAGCTGTTCCATTACTAGCTGGAATTCTAAAGAATGCTCCTTTGTCATATTTAAAGTACAAGTCGCTTTGTTTTCTTACATCAACAATCGGAAGAAAATCTTGAACTATTGTGCTATGTGGCTCAAAACCTAACACTAGGTTAGATAATGGTCTATCAATATGCACATCTCTTGCTGTTATTCCCATTGAATTTTACCTTCCTTTTCTAAATTTTTTTACTAACCACGATAACCATTGTGTTGAATTAACAACTGGAATACGCTTCCAGATGCAACACCAGTTATAGCTTTACCAAAAATGTATTCGCCTGATGATACTGCGATACCTGTTCCACTTGCTGAACAAGTTATCCAACTACCAGCAGCGATTGTTCCACCAGCAACACATCTTGTCATGCCCATTACTACTACTGAAGCATGTTCGCCATTTTGTGGCTTATTGTTAAGGACTCCAATACCCGGAGCTCCTTTAGAGTTTCTTTGCTTTACAGAGTTAGCTGCGTCAACATACACCAACTGATATTGTGATGATGATAAATCTTCCCCAGCTACCATTGTTAAATAATCTCTACTTGCCATTGTGCTTTACTCTCCTTTATTTAATTTCTTCAAGATATTCTTCTTTTAACTTTTCATCATCATTGAATACCAATGTTAATGCTTCAGAATAATCTTTTGCTTTGCCTTTCTTTATAAATAGATTGGCTCGTCTATCCACTTCATCTCCGGCATGGTCGTATGGTTGTCTATCAACAACTGCATCGCCATCTTGTGAAATTTCATTAAATTCCACTAACTTTGGAAATGATTGAACAATTTTCTGCACTAATTCTAATTGGCTTAATTCAATAGTTTTTTCTTCAACAGTATAACTATGTACCTTTTCGTCAGTTGCAGAGTGCATCAAGATTTCAAGTTCGTTCTCAAACACAGGGAGAATCTGTCCAGATTCTTTATGCTCTTTGATAAACTTAGTTATCTCGGAAGCCCTTTGTTCTTTTTTGGATTCTTCAAGTTCAGTAATCGCTTTAGTGTTTTCTTCTTCTAAACTTTTTACTTTATCTTGAAGCTCTTGGTATTCTTTGAATGTAATACCTTGTCCATCTGTGCTTTCCATCATAAGCTCACTCTCCTTTTCTTGATAATGTTTTTTGATAGTTCCATCCCCGATATCTTGCGAATACAAACCTTCAATTGCTTCAAGATTTGTAACGGCTGGAATTTCGCTACCAAGTAGTGCAACTGCCTTCAGGACTCTATCGAGAACTTGGTCATTGCTTTTGTAGTTCCAATAAATTTCAGAACTAACTCTTTTATAATTACCTCGCTTAATGGCTTCATATACTTTCAACGGAAGTTCTTTGAAGTCAGCAAGTAATTTACTTCCTGTTTTATAAATTTTATCAACATAACCTAGTGATGGCTCTCCATCTCCCATTTCTGGTTGTTCCTCGTTATGTCCTAACTTAATTGGTGGTTGAAATCCTGTCTTACCGAAATTAGAAACCATAGCTTCTAAATCGTTCATTGTGTATTTATCTCCATTCCATACACCAGTTGAAAAGATTTCTATACCTTCAATGTTAAATGTTTGTTTAACGGAATTTTCTTTAACTTCTTCTTTACAATCACAACTGTCTTTTCTTTCATCACAATCACAAGTTCCATCTGTAAGAGTTTCCATTCTACTCATACTTTTCTCAGCATCTAGTTTCTTTTTAGCAGCTAAATACGCATCGTGATTAGGAAATGGCATATATAAAGTTTCTCCATCTACCTCTATTGTGTGATGTCCTTTTCCTCCCATTGCTTTAGCTCTTTTTTCAGCTTCCTCAGCAGTTGGATATTTGTCTTCTGTAGCATACTCATCGGTTTTTTCTTTATCGAGAGCCATGTTTTCTTCCTTCTCGTTTAATTTATCCATAATTATCCCTGCTTCTTTAAAAATATCATCGGCATCTGCTTGTGCTGCTCGACTTCTGATGGCTCTAATTGCAGAAGCATACAATTTGCCATTTTTCCCAAATGGAAAAGAATAATACGCTTTAGTTTCTTTATCATCTATTTCTGGATGATAACCTAAATGATATTTGGAATATTCTTCCCAATTATCTCCATCAGTTCCTAACATTTCATTTCCATCTGAAGCGTCAAAATCCCAACGGCTATTCCAGTCTATCTTACCAGAAGATAATAAACTCTTTGCATTAGCTAACCCTTTAGGATTAACTTTGTTCGCATAAGTCTTTATGTCGTTATTCTCGTCCATAATTCCTTTTATTTTATGAGTTTCGTGAACTTCGGTAGCTCACTTAGAAGTTGTTTAAATGACCACATCTTGGACATTTAATTTCAGCAGCTAGTAAGCCATTACTGTTAAATTTAGCTAATAATTTCCCACAAGTCAAACACCGACCCTCTGTTTTTACCATTGTAACAAGAATCTGTTTAGCTTCTTTCAATGAACTAATAGATTGTACTTGTGTCATGTTGATTTCCTCATACCAGCTAATGCTCCCAATGTTGCATTATCTGAGAAGGTTACTGGCTCATCTAAAACTAAAATAGTTGTTAACAATGTTCTACAATTCCAATGTAAAGGTGGCATTAATTGAGCAATATGAGTTCCATCGTTAATACGGATATTAATATTGTTAGCAGCTACAAACTGACAGATATCAGTTGTTCTTTGGTCTAATATAGGACTAAGATGATAACCAATTACTACATCTTTAAGTTCTGGTTGTTCTGCTTGATATCTTCTACCATAATTATAAGCTCCTAAACTTGTTGTTCTAGCAATAGCTTCTAATCTATATGGTTTATTTAATCTATCTGTCGTTGGATTAATTGTTGTTTCGTTACTATTAAATTTACTAAATACACCTTCAATGGCTAACATTGTTTCTGGTATCGTTGCTCCTGTCCTTAGCATATAAACTAATAGAGTTTCTAGCTCCTCTGTTACAATGTTTGTTATAACACTAACTTCAATTTTGGCTTTTGCTTTTAAAAACGCTTCAAATCCCGTAACAGCTATTCCACTTCCAATTACTCCCTTAACAAATTTCTTAGGTATTTCTTTTTGCATTTCAACTTTACCGGCTTCATACGCTTCTAATGCACTATTTCTAAAGACTTCTTGCAATTGTCCTTTAAATTTCAAGTCTAGTTTTTCAATAGCTGTGAAATCAAATTTGTTCTGTTCCATTTTGTTTGTAATGTATTTCTGGACTGCTTCCATTTGTTTTTGTAAAACTTCTCTTGCATTATCAACAAGTTTTTTGTCTAGTTTGTCTAATTCTTTATCTATTTTACGGAAATCTACTCTCTTTTCTGCTTCAGATTTAACATATTCATGAGTAGCTACTTTTTCTGAGTTGTTATTTGCTACATCATCAAGAATTTCTTCGTCAGGTGTTTCAGTTACTTCTTCTGATGGTTGTTCTGGTGTTAAATCTAAATCTTTAGCTGGGAAACTTAAATGCTCTCTCAAGATATTCTCATCTTCAAGTGTTGGTACAATTACTCCTTTTTCTACTGCTGTTATAAACATTGTATTAAGAGCTTGTTTCTGTTCATCAGTCATTGGATTAAAAGTAAATTTCGGAAGCTCTGTTACATTTGAATAGTTGTAAGCAACTAATCGTTTAATCAATTGCTCATTCATTACTGTATCGGCTATATCTTGTCTTAGTTTTTGAATAACCCATAAGAACACATCAAAGTGAATCTTTGCTTGTGAATAAGCTCCAGTATCTCCTGCTGCCATCAATCTATCAGGAATTAAGATTGACCTAGCAATAGCTTTATTATAAAAGTCAAGTGCATCCTTGAAATCGCCAGTTGCATTTCTATGGGATTCGAGAAACTGTATATCAAATTCATCTAACCTGTGCGTTATTGATGTTTTTGCAGTCAAATTATCTAATATATCTCTAAGGTTAGTTCTTGAAGTCGGGTCATTAGATTTGTATTTACCTACTACTGTTGGATTAGCAAATCTTTCTAAATAAATGTTCCACATCTTAATTAGAACATCTTTACTCCAATACCCACGATATGCAGGTCTTAAATCCGAAGTTCCATACCAATTACCAAATTCTTTCTGATAACTAAATATCAAAAACTTTTGGATTGGATAAGACGCTTCATTCACATTCTGAGAATAAATTATTCCATCTTTAACTAAATTACCAAACTTATCTACTTCAAACCTGTAATAATGTGGTTGCTTTGTCTTGAGATTCCTTAGCCCTATCTTGCCTTGATTCAATCCTGTGTCAAAACTTTTATAATTTATTTCTGTAATCGAAAAGCCATAATCTAAAGCTGTAAGAATTTCTAATAAAGCATCTGTAATATTGCCTTCCATTTTCTCAAAACAATATTGAACAAAATCGGCTATTTCTTCATCTTGCTCATCATTAGATGCAGGAATTATTTGATAACTTGGAGCCAATGTAGCAAACTTCTTCAAAGTTAAACATGCTTTAACTTGGTCATCTATTCTCATCTGGTCATAAATATCAAATCCTTTACGACCAATTAAGCTATCTGGGTTATAAGGAACTATTTTACCTTTACCATAAAGATTATAACCAGCACTTGCTAGTTCACTCATATCAGGAGTGTTTTCACTTTCCTGATACATTTTACCTGTCGAATCTACAATAGCCATTTGAATACATTATATCCTAACAGATATTTTTAACAAATACATACATTAACTACTGTCAACTTTTGTAAACTTTGTCGTGCAGGAACACGCTTCATCTGGAGAAACGAAATAAGATAAAACTAGGATTGTCAACTCTGCGTGAGTTTGATAGCTACCATAACCAACGAATCCTAGTAGCATGTTCCTACACTATGGGTTCTCTTTCTATTCCTC